GTACCAGTTGTTTATTACTTCTCTTACTTGAGTTCCGCTCACATCTAAAGCTGTCCTTGTAACCTCTCTTATTTCAGCATGAAAAATATCTTTTTTACCTTTTGTCTTGTCTACACCATCTTTTTCAAACCCATTGAAATATTTTAGCTGACTGTCATATGTAGATCTGTCTGTTCCACAATATATCTTTACTTCAGATACGCCATGTGTTGGTGCTAATCCTAAATCTTTTGCAATATCATCTCCCATGACATCTAAATTTGCGATCTGATACGTCATAACAGTAACATTAGAACCCACACACTTTTTAATCAACTTAATATTCGCTTCTAGTGGGATAGGGCTCTTTGCTGTTGGACTTTTATTATTAGATCCAATAACAACAACATATACTCTATCACACTCTTGCTCTGCAAGCTGAATAACTTTCATATGTCCAGACGTAATAGGTTGATATCTGCCAGGAATAATTGCGATTTTCATATTATTTATCTTACATGTAAAAATATATTCATGCATATTTCTTTTCATGAGAAACGAAAGAAAAGCAATAGCTATAATAAAAAAGAATGCTTCTGCAGCAGCTCAAATATTAGTGTCAGAGGATTTCATGAAAAAACTAATTCCTCTTTCTGCAGAAATAGAGATAGAATCTAAAGTAGTCACATTTGGAAAGGGAGATAAAGGAGAGCAGTTCTATCTGTTCAAAATTCCACTCATTTATTCAAATATCTTATTAGAGGGTGCTATTATAATTATGAAAGATGGCGAAAATGTAGTCATTCAGGGTGTTTGATTACCTCATTATAATCAAACAATTATAACAGCAACATCTGATTTCTCTATGAAGATAATTTAGATACTACTTCATGGAGAAAATATTATCGAATCTAATCTGCAAACAATCAATGACAGGCTACATTCTCAAAATGTGATCTCTAATCCCAACGTGTCGAAGGAGGTTAAATCTTTTTATTCAGTTTCGCATAAAGCTTTCAACTTAAATTTGGAGGATCATTCGATGAACAACAAGAAAAAGAAACTAGCAGAGCGTAGAAGTGCGTCTAAAGAAATTAGACGAGTAGCTCGGAGTCTTCTTCATGACCTGACTATTGATCCAGAGTTCGTATGGGAAGATGATACAATACCACTATATCCCTGGTGGGAAGATAAAAAGATTTCACAAATAGGAGTGATACAAAGAGAAAATAGCTATTAAATAAACAAAGCCTCCAATTTGGAGGCTTTTTTAGTAAGATAATAATGTTATAGAGGTAAAATATGAAATTTGATAACGCCTTAGAAGAAGAATTAGAAATAGGTGACGAAATCCTGATGGGAAAGTTTCGTAACAAGAGAGCAATTATTAAAGATTTTGGATCAGATAAATATGGACAACCCACAGTTAAAACCAATAAAGGTGAGAGATCAATGTATTCTTTTAGGGTTCAAAAGATGATGAATGGTCCTAGTGGAGCAGATAAATATCACGACTTTTACAGAGAAAAATTAAAAAAATATGATGTCTCTTCACCAAAAGAGTTTTCAAAGTCAGAAGCAAAGAAGTTTTGGTCAGAAATCAAATCAGAGTGGAAAAATAAGCATATTTAACAGAGGAAAATAAAATGAATTTTGAAGAAATAGTAGATCAGTCAAAAGATCTAAAAATAAAGCCAAAATCTATATTTGAAACAATATTAAATGAAAATATTTCAGAATCTGTATTGGATCCTGTCAATAAAGATCTAAATCCTGCAATCTTTAATAAAGAAAGGATGAAATCTTCAGTTAGGAATGCGATTATTTCAAATTTCACTAAATGGTGGACTGAAATAGGTGGAAGACAGTCGCAAATAAATTCAATTATAATGATTGGATCTTCTTCTGGATATCAATATTCAGAATCTAGTGATATTGATATAAATATTCAACTAACAGTCGATCAAGAAAGAATAGATCAAATTTGGGACATACTTCCCAATGGACATCTTTTAGATAAAACTCAACATCCAATAAATTATTATTTGACATTAGAAGATGATGGAATAAAAAATTCAGACTCTGCATATGATTTAGTTAAAGATGAATGGATTAAAAAACCACAAAAGAGTAATTACAAACCTCCATTTGATTATGGTCTTGAAATAGCAAAATTTTTTATGTATGGTATCGACAACAAGATTGCAGAGCTAGAGAGAGATCTCGGTGAAATCATAATGTATGAGGGATTTAGAGATGACAAAGAAGCAGAAAGAGATGTTAATTCTATTAATGCTGTCCTAAGAGTCAAAGAAAATGAACTTAAAGCAGATCTAGATGCTTTAGAATTAGCACATCATCTTGCAAGATCTTTTAGACAGGAAGCATTTGAAGAAGGTTATGAATCAAGATTCTTAATAGACATAAAAACTAAAAATCCAAACGAATCGCTTAATAATATAATTTATAAAATACTAGAAAAATTTGGATATTTCGAGAAAATCAATAAATACAAAGATTTGTATAAGAAATATTCTAAAACGGAGAAATAATATGAAAGAAATGTCTATGAGAGACTATGTTGATTCCATAATGAAAGAACCATTATCAATTCCGATATTTCAAATCGACCAGCAAATTGACATTGATCAAATGATTAATTCAGTTAATTTGATCAATGATTTTATAGAAGAACAAAAGAGAGAAATGAAGGATGTACAGAGTTTTCTGGAAAATTCTAAAAGAGTTTTAAAAGACATGAAAGACATAGATATAGAAGATTTATCTTCTGGAGAGATTGAAAAATTAAAGAAAATCATAGATTTAATCAATGAATACTCAAGTAAGATAAACACATAAGAATATGCATATATATTAATATAAGATGATCATTGGAGAATAATATGAAAACTATTAGTAGTTATGAAAATAAAATATGCAGATTAGAATGCGCGTGTTGCGCCGAAGATCACTATGCAGACTTTAGCATGCCCACAAAAAGATACTTATTAGAAGATGGAGTTGTATATATCAAGTTTAAGACTTCATTATATTCTTTTAAAGACAGAATTAGAATTGCGCATGATTTAAGTAAAGACTGGAAGAATTTAAAAGAATGCAAAACTTCATTCAATGATGTGATAGTAGAATATTCTCAACTTTCAGAGCTGTATTCTACTTTACTGTTAGAATATCAACAGAATGATATTCTAAAGCCTGAAGATATAATAACACTGAATAAAATAAAGTTTATGAGATCTTCGGATCAATACAAAAATGATCCAACTAGAAGATATTCATTGTTCACCTCTAAGGGTGGATTGATGATTCAATGTGATATAGGCAGATCTTCTAAAGATAAAAAACATTATGTAGATTTTGAAAATAAAGAAAATAAATTAATAATACAAAATATAGATATTGGCTATGCTATTCCAGAGTTATTATCTAAATGGGAGATATTCAAAAGACAAATAAAATTTATTTTTAGTAATACTATACATCATAGAATATTTTATGAATATGAATTAAGTCTATCAAAGGAAGAATTAGTTCAATTTATGAATATACTATTATGGATAATGAATAATTATTCAGAGAAAGAAGATGGCGGGGGAGACTACGAGATCAAAGATGAATCTGTAGTGGAATGGTGCTAATCATGCAAATAATGTTGTCCGGAATAAATAATGTTCAAGTTAGAATGTCGGGAAGAATAACCGAAATAGATTATCAATGGTTTATAAAGCCAATTATTTCACTTTTCAATCACTTCCAGAATAATAATGAATATTTTGACAGGTTATTTGAAGCTCTATATAGATTACAAAATTGGGCAAAAGAAAAACATGTTGAGTTTAAATTGAAAGCAAACAACTTGTTTAAATCAACATATTATTTTTTTTGTAAGTCTAGAGAAAATGATAAATAAAAATGTTTTTAAATCTGCGAGTTTAGTTATACTTTTAACTGTTTTTATACTAGTGGTTTTTGCTTCTATAGAAGCTATAACAGAAAATACTGGAAATTTTTTTGAAGAATTTTCTCATGTCATACTTATATCAGCACTATATGAAACTGTAGTGTTGTTGTTGATAAACACAATATTGATCAGTGTATACAACATTACGCAGAACAAAAAACAAAAAGAAAAAAATAAATTACAATCGAATATCAATACTCTATTTAAAGAATTTTCAATTGTATTCTTTGATATTGATAAAGATTATATAGTTTCGAATGTAAGATCTTCGGAAAAAACAAATAGCACAGTCAGGTCTATCATAACAGAAGGTGTTAGATCATCTAGTACAGAAATTAATAACTATATTGATATTACTAAAAAAAAGAGAGAAAAACAATCTTCTATGATTGTAGTGAATGATACATTAATAAAGTATTATTATAGTATAATAGTCGATCCAATTTATAGAGGGAAAGAGTATCTAGGATCTTCTTGTGTTTTAGTGGATATATCTGAACAGAAATCTATTATAAAAAGATTGAAAGACAGCGAAAAAAGATTATCAGACTATATAAATAATATTCCAAACATAATAATAGAATTTAATTTAAATGGAGACATTCTTTATATTAATAAATCTGCAACTAATAAGATGGGATATTCAGATCACAATTTACCGAATGTATTTGATATAATAAGACCAGATCAATTGGATTTTGCTAAGAATAGATTAAAAAAAATATTAAATGAGTTTGAAAAAAATTTATCTGCTTCCGAAGAAATAAGTAGTGAGTATGCAATTAAAGATGCAAATGAAGAATTTATTTATTTTAATGTTACAACAACTGTAAGAAGAAACGAATTCGGAACTTTATCATTTTTGTCTTCATTATCAGATATATCTACAATTAAAGAACAGAAAATTTCTCTAGAAAATCAATTGACTTTTGAAAAAATAATTTCTTCTATAAATAGAGATTTTTCAAATCAAGATACTTCTTCTATACATCATTCTCTAAAAACATTTTCAGAATATCTAGAACTAGATATGATATATATATTTACTTTAGACAAAGAAGAAAATGAAATATCTGTATATAACAAATATATTAGAAATAAAAATAATAAAATAAAAACTCAAGAAGATAATAGTGCTTTGATGAAAGCAATCTATAAACTAGCTATAGCAAAAAATTATTCTTATATTGACAAAAATAGTGAGATTGATTTAAAACTCAAGCAATTTTTATTTGAAAAATTAAATATGAAATTTATAATGAATCATAAAATATCTAATGATCACTATGATATTATGATATCATATTTAAGTCATTCTAGAGAAAAGATTCTTGAATCATTAGATATGTCTGCATTTGAAATATATACAGATATGCTTCTGAATGTCATATCTAAAAATCTTTTTCTTAAAAAGGTCGGAGAGCAAAAAGAAACATTAGACGTGATATTGTTTGGATCAATAATGGGAGTTTTAATTTATAGAGATAAAGAAATAATCTATATAAATAAGACTAGTTGTGATATTCTTGAAGTAATAGAAGATGATATTTTGAATAAAAATATTAATTATTTGTTACAATTAATACCAGATTTATATAAATACAAGAATGATTTTATCAAAAATATGAAATCAGAGAAAAAATATAGGGGAAAAATGATAGTTGATATAAATAACAAGAGAAAAATAATTATATGTGAAGCAAAGCCTGTAAGCTCTGGAGATAATGAGTCGATATTAATAACATTCTTTGATGTCAATATGTTGGACAGTGACGAAAACTGAGGTATTCATTAGCATAATTATATTAAAAAGGAGCGTAGTAAATGCCAACATATGAATATGAATGTAACTCTTGTCAAAGTATTCAAGAAGTCCATCACGGAATGATGGAAACACCAGAAATAAAATGTGAAAAATGTGGAAAATCTACCAGAAAAATCATAAGTGGTGGTACGGGGGTGATATTCGCGAACGGAAGTGGAACTAGAAACAATACTTGGAAACAAAGACATGGACACAAAAAAGGATCAGAAGCTACAACCCCATCAGAATCAGCACAAATGAAAGCAAATCAAGTCCTTCATGAAGAAAAATTCGCAGAAGCCAAAAAATCAGATCCATACGCAGAACACCGCTAATTTAATCACCAAAAAGCATATTTAAACATGTACTTTTAAGTATATAAAAGGAATGCACATATGGGATTAAAGTATCCAAGAGAAGTAATTCTAGCATACATTGAAAAATACATTACAACAGATTGGAGTGAAAATCAAGAGTGGATTAATGTCGACTCTATTTTTACATCAGATAATAAAAAAAGGTTGGGATTTAATGTCGAAAAAGGATTTGTGAATGACTTCAAAATGGGACAGAATTGGACTTTAGAATCATTTATTGCAGAACATCAAGATGTTCCGGAAGCTGCTGCAAGAACTATTTTAATGAGAATGATGATAGAGCTCAAGAAGAGTGGAGTAATAAAATCGATTAAATTAACAGAAGAAAAACATGTTCGTGAAGAAGCTGTAGAATTAGATAGAATGCAAAAGCATCAGGTTCCTCCATTTACATCATTTAATGATATGGGAAGCATATTAAGAAGAAGAGCGATAAAATTTCTTGAAAAAAGAAAAATATCAGAAAAACATATTAAAAAATTTAGATTAACGTTTGTTGATCAGCAACATTGCTGGAACTGTGATGGAGAAGATGAAGACTGCCCTGTTTGTAAAGGTCAAGGATACAATCCATATTATGGAAGAATTATAATTCCAACATACGAAAATGAGAATCTTGTATTTTTTCAAGCAAGAGATTTTATGGGAAAAGAATTAAGATATAGAAATCCAGAAATGCAAAAAAAATATGTAGTTCCATTTTATGATCAATTAGAATCTGAGTCTCGAATAGTTGTTGTTGAAGGTCCGTTTGATGCAATGACACTAGTCGATGAGAATGTTACATGTATGATGGGCCCAAATCTATCTATTCCACAGGCTTTGAAAATTTTTCAGAAGAAGCCCAAAGAAATAATATTTGCACCAGACTATGATGACAAGCCAGAAACAAGACAGAGAATACAGTCTGCAATGAGAAAAAACATAGAAAAGATCATGGCACTATCGAATAATACAGTTCCAGTTTATACATACGAGTGGTATAGAATTCCAGAAGTCAAACAGAGATTGTTGGATCAAATGAAATTTGGTGATCGATATGATAAATCTGAAATAAAAAAAGATTTAAATGATTTTAATATTTCTACTATTCAAGAGACATATTTAAAGAATGTATCAGATAAATTCTCTATGATTAAAGAAAAGCTAGGAGCTATTAAGTGAGTGACAGTTTAGAAAAAAACATGATTGGAAGCATTCATCTTGGAGATCTAGAAATAGATATTTTCAAGTATTGTAATGCAGATAGACCCTTTATGATAAAAATGATTCAAAATTTAAAACCAGAATATTTTGAATCAATGTTGAATGCAAAGATTTTCCGATGTTATAAAGAGTGTTTCGATAAGTATAATAAAACACCAACAGAAAAGATTTTAAATCTCATGTTGCAAAACATGGGAGAACAGCAGAACATGATCGATATGATCACTAGAAAAATATATTCAGCAGCAATACAAGTAGATAATGCAGAAAGAGAATACATAACGAAAGAAGTTGTTACTTTTGCTAAGAGAGCTAGAATGATAGATGCTATTGGTCAATCATTAGAATTAATTGATAAAAATGATTTTGAAAAAATTGTACAAATAACAAAAGAAGCTCTCTTATTCAATTTAGACATTCAATCTGGATATGATCTATATGATGTTGATACAAGATATAGAAATCTTCTAGAAAGCACAATGAATGTTATTCCCACTGGATACTCTCAGATTGATAGTGTTCTTTATGGTGGATGGAGAAAAAAGGAGCTCTATTGTGTAATGGGACCTCCAGGATTTGGTAAATGTCAGTATTTCGATAATTTTATTGATATTGAAATAGACGATGAAGATCCCGAATTTGAAAAAATTAAACATTTATTGATATAATCCTACTCTTAGTGGAAAGATAATTGTATATATTTCTTTTACGAGGAGTTCATAGTGGCTAGAAAACCCGTCGAACAAAAATGTATCATTTGTGATATTAATTTTAGTAGTTCAGTATTAAAGAAGACATGTTCTAAAAAATGTGCAAATGAATATCGCTCGCAAAAATCTTTAGAACGATATAAAGATCATACGAAGATAGTTGCTTGTAAATTTTGTGAAAAAAAATTTAAGACTAAAATTTCTTATATATTAAAGTTTTGTTCTAAAGAATGCTATGATAATTGGCAAAAAGTCGATGGAGAAGAACAAAACAAAATAAGAGAAAAAATTTCAAATACGCTTTCAGGTGTTTCTTTAAGAGACAGAGGATATAGTAAAGAATCTATAGATGCTTGGAAAAACGCAGGACAAAAAGCTAGTATTGAAAAATGTAAAGGTAAGAAATTCGAAGATTATATGACTATAGAAAAAGCTCAAATGTTGCGAAAACATTATTCGGAAAGCAGAATCGGAAATAAAAATAGTTTTTATAATAAACATCATTCTATAGAATCAAAAAATAAAATTGTTAAAAATAGAAAAAAGGAAGGATATATTTATTTGAGTGGATATTTCAATAAAATATATTGGCAAAGTAGTTATGAACTTGCATATATAATTTATTGTTATGAAAACGATTTAAATGTAAGAAGATACGATTTAAATCCTATAGAATATACATATTTGGGGAAAAAGCATCATTATTATCCCGATTTTATCTTAAATGATAATGTTATTGAATGTAAGGGATTCAGGAATGGACAAATAAATGCTAAAATAAAAGCGGGTTATTTCGAATTTAAAGAAAAATATATAGTATTAGAATCGAAAGAAATAAAAAATTTGGGATTTTCTATTCCAAAGAAAAATATAGAAGAATGGTATATAGAAATGATAAAAAAATATAATGATTTAATTAAAATAAATTACACGCCATATAAAAAAATAAAGGAGTATTTAATTGAAAATCAGAGCTAAAGTTAAAATTGGTGATTTGATCGAAGCTTTAGGTTGTAATGATTCTGGACAGGAAAAGATAGCGCCTAAGACTTTAAAAATTAATACTCCCGATGGATACAAAAAAATTCAAGCACTTAGAAAAACTCAATTGAATCCTGAATGGAAGATTAATACTTTAGATTTTGAAGCTATAGTTGCAGACAAACATAAAGTAGAAACAAAAAATGGTACGTTTAGTGATAATAAATATTGGAAAAATACAGATGAATTAAGCATTGGTGAAGAGATATTTACAGAAAATGGTTGGCAACAAATAAAAGAAATACAATATTTGAATAAAGAATCTTATATGTATGATTTTCAGGTAGAAGATTGTCATAGTTATTATGCGAATGGAATCCATGGACATAATAGTATTTTTCTTCCAAATTTTGGAATTAAAGCTCTCTTGAATGGATTAAATGTAGTTCATTATTCATTAGAAATGTCTGAAGACAGAATTGGTATGAGATATGATGCTATAGCGAGCAGTATCAGTGTTTCAAAGTTGATTGGTAGTCCAGAAGAAATAAAAGAAAAATATGAAACATACAGAAAGATTACAAAGTCTAGATTAAAATTAAAAGAGTTCCCCACTTCAATGGCTTCTATTATGGATATTGAGGCACACTTAGATAATTTGAAATTGTTGGATGATTTTGATCCAGATCTTATCATCATTGACTATGGTGATATTATGAAATCGACTAGAAGCACTAAAAATACATATGAAGAACAAGGTTGGATATTTAGAGAATTAAGAGGATTAGCAATAAAGAGAAATATAGCTATAATAACAGCAACTCAAACAAGAAGAGATGCATTGACAGCAGACGGTGGTACTTCTGATATGGTTGGTATGGATCAGGCTGCAGATTCTATGGAAAAAAATAGAATTCTAGACGTGCTATTCTCAATAACTCAGAGTAGAGCAGACAGAGATCAAGGAAGAATCAATCTATGGATTGCTAAGAATAGAAATGGAGCTTCAAATCAACAATTAGAATTCACAATCAATTATAAAAATTTTCAAATTAAAGAAATTAATTTACTTGGGAAAAATCAATCATCAATAAATCCAAATGATATATCTAAAAAATTAGAAAATGAATTATCTATGGAATTAGAAAATGAAGAAAACACTTAATAAAATTGATTTTGTTATAGAAATTCTTTCTAAAATGGGAGAAAAAGAGCAATGTCATTTCTGTAAGTATAATATGAAAAACTACACGGAGTATGATGGAGAGGCATCTAAGTTTTTCACAGAAAAATGCATACATTGTATATATCATTATAAGACTTCTAAAATTTTAGAAAGTACGCAAAAAAAAATATATGTGGTTAATAATTACAAGTCATTATATGAATGGGAAGAAGAGGAGAAAACATGAAAGAGAAAGAAGAATCTACAAAGATTTCTATTTCTAAACCACTGCATGACATTGTGAAATTAATATGCCTAGAAAATGGTCTGAAGATGCAGTTTTTAGAAGACAAAGCTATTAAAGAATACATAGCAAGCCATTATCCACAACATAAAGTAGAATAAAACATCTCTATACATTCTGTACATGATGAGGTTATGATGTCTATAAAGGAGATGTGAAATCAATGTCAGAAGAATTCGAAATAGTCAATCCAAATAATGACTTTACAATGGTTCAAAATTATGCGTTGCAACTTTGTGCCGAGAAGAAAATTACCCATAGCAATTACGTATTATATGCATTTTATTGCAGTATTTCTGGATTTAATCAGATAAAATGTGGATATGATTATATTCATCTTAATACAGGAATTTCTAAGGGTGCAATCTCTACAGGAAATGTTACTCTAGAAGAAGCTAGACTAATAAAAATCAAAAAGAATGGTGTAAATAAGTGTAATCAGATATATTTAACAGCTTCTTACTCACTGCCAAGAAGAGAACTAAAGAAGATTGAAAGAGAAGAAGATACAAATATCGCCTTAGAATATAAAGAATTAGAAGCAGCCGCAAAGAATAAACAATCAAAGAATATTAGTTTGACACCGACTCATCAGGAGTTTGTGAAGAAGTTTGAAAAAAAATGGTGTGATCAGACAAGAGCTTCTAAATATATGAAGAATGATGCTAAAAAACTTCTAGAATTATCTGAAAAAGATGTTAAAGATGCGATGAAATATATTCCAGTATTATGGAGCTTAGATGATATAGACAAGTGGGTTAGAAAGTCTGATCATAGTATCGAGATCTTCATGAAAGAATACAAGTCTGGGAAACTTCAATCACATTACACCAAAACTATACACTATCATAAAGATAAACAGAAAATGGAGACCGAAAATGAATGATCAATTTGATTCTACAGCGTCTATAACGTTAAAAGATAAAAATTCAGATTCTAAAGAAATCGATTTCAATATTATATCTGGACATAGAGATGAGATTACGATTGTGGTTAAAAACGACAAAGCAATCATGCCAATCACTCTGAGTAAAGAAGAGCTAAAGATTGCATTTCGTTTCATTTTAGAGTCTAAGGAGGACTGATATAATGGAGACTATGAATGAACAAGTACGTAAAAAAATCGAAAAAATCGCAAGTCAATTGGGTGTAACTGTAGAAGATCTACTATGCATACACACACCTCAACAAATTATTGAGGAATACAACAAGGGCACTTTGAAGATGCTTAATGATTAATTTTAGAGACTATTGGTGATATGGTAATATAGTAATATCAATTGAAGCAAGGAGTGAATATGATCGAGGGAACCAGTGATCAGAAGAGTGTTCCTGTAGTACAGAATTCGAATTTAGTGGATTCTATTCCTCAGGATGAGTTTGATATGAAGGAGAGAATATATTCATATCGATTCTATCTTATGTGCAAGCTTCGATTCAAGAATCAGGA